CGAGGGATATGGTGGAATCAACATGGGAGAACATCCTCACTTTGAAAATGGATATCATCGCAATGGTGCTAACGCTGGTGAAAACACTGGTGGAGGCGGCGGTGGTGGCTTGCACCAAGGCCGAGGCGGTAACGGTGGGTCAGGTATCGTAGTAATCAGATACCCAATTAGTACCCCAAGGAGCATAGGTTAATGGCAATTGATATTACTGGAGCTGGCACTACTGGATCTCACTATTTAAGAAGAGTAAACGTTAATCCAGAACAAAACTACGTTTACTTTAGAGACAAAGATATTCCTGCCACTCTGGTAAGCGGTGACAGTTACATCTACGCCGACGGTATTGGCTCAATTGTTGGCCTTGGAGAGCTTGTCTATGCCGAGACAACAACAAGCAGAACAGTAAGGTTTAGAGATATCAATGATGTTGTACAAGATATCACTGGGGCAACGGCTGGTGCGGTAACCCTAAACTTCCCATACCTATACAATAGTCAACTTAATGTTGGCCTTACTACAGCTTCTAACCAGGCTGTTAAATACTACACCAACGGAACTCCATTGACTGGCCTAACCGTAGGTGAAACATACTTCCTTAAAAATGTCTCTGCAGACTTCACTGGTGCCGACGAGCTTTATAACATGGACGCAGACACCCACACATTTACCTCTGCTGGCGTCACTGGTAGGGTTGGTCCAGATTATGCAACATTGCAAGCAGAATACAGCTCAGCCTCTTGGGCATCTTCATACATTACCGAAGGCGATTACCAGGGATACCAAGACTGGACCGTACCCATTTCTGGTGTTTACGAATTCGAAGCAAAAGGTGCTTCGGGCCATAACAGTGGAGTTGGTCAAGTAGGTCGCGGTGCTATCGTTAGGGGTAGGGTAGAACTAACTAAGGGTGAGCTTATTACAATAGCCGTCGGTCAACGCGGTGAGGCACCAACAAGTGGTGTAATCGGTGGTTCTGGTGGTGGTACCTTTATTGTTCGTAAAGCTGGTAATCAGCCACTATTCGTTGCTGGTGGTGGTTCTGCAAATACAGATGTTACTGGAAACTATAGAGAAGGTAAAGATGGTCAGCTAACCACTCGTGGTGGCGTAGGTGCTTTTGAGGCAGCTGGTGGTGAAGAGGGTCTCGGTGGTCCTTCTGCTGGTGGTGTATCATCTGGTGGTGGTGGTTTCTTCAGCACGGGTTCTGATTCTAACTACCAGACTGGCTCTACTTGGAGACCAACTATTTATGCCGCCCCTGGTGGTGGAGGATTTATTAATGGACTGAGCCACGATGTTTCAGACATTGGACCCGCTGGTGGTTTTGGTGGTGGTGGTGTAACAGACCAAACATTGTTCGGTCAATCTGGTGGTGGTGGTGGTTACTCTGGTGGTGCTGGTGCTAGAACTGGAGCCTCAGACTACTCTGGTGGTGGTGGTGGTTCTTACATCGATCCCCAGGCTACAAATGTTGCAACATCGAATGGTACCTATGAAGATCTTGGAACTCTTGGTGGCGAGCCCATCTCTAACATTGGTGCTTATCACACTGGAGACGGTGAAGTCACAGTAACCCTTGTACAATCATTTACTTCTGGTAACGAGCTATACCCAACTGCTCAGGACGCTGCTGACGGTACAAATAGAATTAATATCGAAGCTCAGGGTACCTCTCTCCACTCACTAATCCCAATCAATTATGACATTGATGCAGACGTTATTTACTCAACGACTCCCCACAACTTTGATGCTGGACAGGCTATTGCGTTTGACCTAGCTAACCCAAGCTCGGATATATCAACGAGTGCAGTTTACTATGTTAACTATGTTGATGACTACACCTATGGCCTAACCTATTCTCCAGCGGTAAACTTTACAACACCAATGGGTCGTTCATCTACAGATGCTGTTAGAAGAATTGTTGTTAACCTAGACCTGAACTCTCTAAATATTCCAAACCACGGATTCTTGGAAGATCAGCCAATCCAGTACGATACTGGTGGAGGTGCCCCAATTGAGCCACTCGTAAATGGTGCCACATATTATGTGGCAGAAATTATTGATATCAATAACATTAGGCTCAAAAACGCCTTGGACTCACCTCTACCAATTGACTTTACTGCAGCTGGTATTGGTTCAGATCACAGCTTTATCTTCCTAACAGTTAACACAACTGAGAACACGCTATACATTCTCAACCACGGACTTGTTTCTGGGCAAAAAGTTAGATATGATAACAACGGCGGAACAAGTGTTCCTGGAGTAACTCAAAACACAGTATATTATGTACAAAAAGTTGATGATAGTACAATTAGATTAACCACAGACCCAGACAACCAAAACATTGTCAATCTTACAGGCGTGGGTACTGGAACACACTCTTTGGTTATTCAGGCACTAAACTATGTAGACAATATCATTACTCTGCCAAGTCACGGATTCCTGCAGGGAGAGCTGGTAGAATACAGCTCCAGAGGTCAGACCGAGATCGATGGACTAACTTCTTCGCAAACATATTATGTAATCTTTATTGACGGAGATAACCTAAAGCTTGCTGCAAGTGCAGACGACGCTGAAGATGGAATCGCTATTGACTTTACAGATACCCCTCTGGGATCTGGAAGACACACCCTTACCTCTTTGAGCCAAACCCCAGATGGTATTTATACCATTAAGTCCATTCCATCAGATGACACATTCTTGGTAGAGGCTAGGGGTCAGGTGGCAGAGCTTGTTAAAACATTTAACCCCAGAGCTACAGTAGCTATTGATATTGATGCATTCTATGTACCAGGACATGGTTTTGTTACTGGAACGAAGCTACATTATGATGCTGGCGTTGGCGGTTCTGCAATCGGTGGAATTACTGACGACACAGATTACTACGTTGTACCATTTAACCAAGACTTCTTTAGGCTAGCCACCTCTGTAGAAAATGCTCAGTCTGGTGTTTACGAATCGGTTTCAGACTTTGGTGCTGGAATTACCCATTCATTCACCTCAGATCAGCTAAATGGTACTGTCGTTGGAAACGGTAGTGTATCCGTACAAGCTGGATCTATTCTGGTTAACGGTACTGGTACATCATTCTCCAAGATTCTAAAGGTTGGTGACCCATTTACTCTTTATCCACCAGATGCTGGTGCGGTATTTGGATTCACCGATGCAAATGTTGACACAGCAAACAACCGTATTAATGTGCCACACACATTTACCACTGGAGACTTCGTAAGGTTTGAAACTAATGGTGGCGTTGCTCCAACACCACTTATTAATACTTACTACTACTATGTTGGCGTTATTGACTCTAACAACTTCCAGCTATACCCATCCTATGACTCAGCAATTTCTGGGGTAGGCTTTATTACGCTTACAAGTACTGGTAGCGGTACAGAATTTACACTTAGTGCGGTTGAGCCAAGAGGTCCAATTGTTCGCAGAATTACGGCTATCGGTTCTGACACTCAGATTACTGTAGATCGTCCATACTCTTCGGCGTTCAGCCTTGTACAGTATGCATACCCAACATTCGTTTATGTACGTCCTTCTGGATACTCCCTACACAGACCATTCGATGGCGGTGTTGAGATGTCAACTGGTGCTGGAAACTCGTGGGGACAGATTATTCGACAGACTCGTAAGTACTTCCGTTACCAGTCTGGTAAGGGTATCCAGACCTCATTTGCTATCAACTTCAAGCCATCTGTCGATATCATGAGTATGAGAAGACTTAGTGCAACAACTGTAGAGTGTATTACAAGAAGGCCACACGGCCTAATCTCTGGTCTATTCATTCAGGTTGCCGAAGCACAAGACTCGACTGGAGAGCAGAGCACGGTATACAATGGAGAGTTCCAGGTAACCGTAGACCCAGTAGACCTAACTAAGTTTACTATTGTAACCAATCAAACCGTTCCAGAAGGAATTGAAGCAAGAGCTTATGGCTTCCCACAGTTCCACGTAACTTCTTGGGTCAACGGTGCATTGAGGTCTGGAATGTTCGACTTCCAGAACGGTATGTTCTTTGAGTTTGACGGTCAAAAGCTCTACTGTGTACGTAGAAGTTCTACTCAGCAAACAGCTGGAACAGTGTCAGCCCTTAGGGGTAGCGAGCTTGTGTTTGGAGACAAGACTCAGTTTACCGCACAGTTTAACGCTGGAGACAACATCGTTATGCGTGGTCAGACTTATAGAATTATTGATGTTCAAGATGATACAACAATGTCCGTTCGACCAGAGTACCGTGGAGCAACTGGTCTTGAAATCACATTTGACCCACAGACACAGATTGATGTTGGCACAAATGTCTTTACGGTCGTAAGGCACGGACTTAGTCAAAGACTACCACTCCTTTACAACTCTATTGACGGTGACCCAATTGGCGGTCTAATTAACGGTAATACTTATTACGCCGACGTGATTGATGCAAATACATTTAGATTGTTTGCAGCTCCCGACTCTGAGACCAATGTTAATATTTCTAACACTGGAACAACAAATGTACACTCATTTGTTCCAGCTAAGTCAGGTATTATCGTAACCAAGACTGTAGACACCAAGGTCCCACAGGAAGAGTGGAACATTGACACCTGTGATGGAAATGGTCCTAGTGGATACGACCTAGATCTTTCTAGAATTCAGATGTGTTACATGGACTACTCTTGGTATGGTGCTGGTAAGATTCGATTTGGATTCAAGTCAAAAGATGGACAGGTTAGATATGTTCACGAGTTTAAACACAACAACATCCTGTTCGAGTCCTACTTCCGATCTGGTAACTTGCCAGCTCGTTATGAAGTGACAACATTTGAAAACCCAACCTTTATTCCGTCACTATTCCACTGGGGTACTTCGGTCATCATGGATGGTCGATTTGACGACGACCGTGGTTATCTGTTTACCGCTGGTAGCCAGACTTTGGATGTATCTGGAACAACAACTAAGTCATTTGCTGCCGATGGTATCAACCTAACCACAAGCCTCATTACCTCACTTTCTCACGGGTTTAGAACAAACGATATCGTTCAATTCCAGTCAATTGCATCAGACGGTTTCCCAGGAACAGATACTCAGAACCCTCTAACAGAGGTTGTTGGCGAAAACACTTTGCCATACCTAACTAACAATGCTAAGTACAAGGTTCTTGTAAACAGCCAAGACCTTATCCACCTTGTTCCCGAAGATGCAACAATCTTCACCTTTGATGACTTCGATGGTGGAATTAGAACAAGGCAGGACGGTGCTACGGTAACTGTTACAGCTAAGGGTCACGGATTTACTACTGGCGACTACATTGGAGTTTACGGCTCTGACAGAATTACAAACGGTGCCGCAGAAATTACAGTTATTGATGCCGATACGTTTAGCTATCAAATCTTTGAATCAGCAGAGTATACAACTCCTGGAACATATTCTTGGACAGCCCCCGAAGGCGTTAACGAAGTTTCCGTTGTAGCCGTCGGTGGCGGTGGTGGTGGTAACCGAGGTAACTCAGTCAACGCAGGTGGTGGTGGAGGTGGAGGCCTCGGATGGAAGTATTCTGTCCCAGTTACCCCAGGAGAAAGCTATACAGTAGTTGTTGGTTCTGGTGGTAACAGAGACACCGACAACGATGGTGGATATAACTCTACAAATGGTGGAAACTCATACTTCATATCTACTGGTATTGTTGCTGGTCTTGGTGGTACTAGAGGCCAGGAGGGTTCTGGTGGGGCTGGAGGTGGCTTCGTAGGAGATGGCGGAGGTAATGGTGGTCGCGGTGGTAACTCAGACGGTGACGACGCTGGTGGTGGTGGAGGTGCTGGAGGTTACACTGGCAACGGTGGACAGGGTGGTGACCCAGATCAAAACGGAGGCAACGGTTCTGGAGGTGCTGGTGGTGGTTCGGGATCGGCAGATTCAGGCGATGGCTCTGGTGGTGGTGGTGGTGTCGGTATCGATGGTCAGGGAGCCAGCGGTCTTGGATCTTCAGAAACATCATTCTGGACAGAAGGTGGTGGAGGAGGTTCTGGTGGAGCTAATGGTACTCGTGGTCAATCACCACGTGGTGACGGTGGAGCATTTGGTGGTGGAGGTGGTGGTGCCGATAGCAATAACGACTGGGCAGGTATTGGTGGCGGTGGTGCTGTTAAGATTATCTGGGGTGCACAGACATATCCAAACACAGGTGCTCAGTTCGTAACTGACGGGGCAGATCTTAACGTTGTAATATCTGAGGTTATCAAGTTTAACAACGCTGGTAATATTCAGTACACCTACTTCTTGTACCCAGACGGATCGCTAAACAATACAACTGGTCCAAACTACCAGCCACTGCTCTCGCTAAGGCTCTCACCTTCGGCAGACTCTGGTCTCACTGGTAAACTGGGTGATCGAGACATTATCAACCGAATGCAGGTACGTATGCGTGAGATTGGTGTATCGACTACAGAGCTAGTTGAGGTAAAGCTAATTCTTAACGGACGACTTAACAACCTTGGCTTTACTAGTCAGCCAGCACCATCACTTGTTGAGCTTGTTGAGCACACTCCACAGGATACTATTTCTGGTGGAATCCAGGTGTATAACTTCCAGGCAGAGGGTGGTACCAATGGAGACAAGGCCACTACGACAGTCGATATTGATACACTGTTTGAGCTTTCAAACTCAATTCTTGGTGGAGATAACATCTTCCCAGATGGCCCAGACATCTTGACGGTCTGTGTTTCACGTCTAACTGGTAATGAAACTAGAACTTCGGCTAAGCTGTCATGGGGTGAAGCTCAGGCCTAAGAGACTAAGAAAGATAGTCTTAATTATGATAAAATGGGTTATATGGCCACTCCATTAAATGCATATGCTACTAAGGTTTTTGCAGAGCATCCTTTAGCTCTATGGGCACTCGATGAGCAGCTAGACTATATTTCTCTTTTTCCATCAGCCTCTCAAGATCTTTCTACATGGCTTAACCTTGGTGTAGATAGTGTGGTAGATGCAACAGATCAGAATGTTTTTGAAATACCCCCACCGACTGCACCATTGCCAGACGTTCCAGTAAATGGAATAATTGCCTCTGCAGGTAATGGCGGTTTTGTTAGTATGGTTAGCCCGTTCACGCTCCAGCCCACAGACTTTAGCGACAAGATTAAAACTTTTTCTTTTGGGCTATACTGCTATACATATTCCAAACTGTTAAATGTCAAGGTTGGGTATACGTATACAGATTTGGGCACTGGCCAAAGTGTACCTCCAATACTAAAGCCAGCTGCAATAGGATCTAGCCTTGCGTGGTCTTTTGTCTCAGAAACATTTACCGTACCTTCAAACTTTGAAGATCTTAAGCTCGTTATTGAAATTGAGTATAACTTCACAGCCGACAATGATGAATTTGTTTTGGTTGGCTTAACAGCTGGACAGTGGGCAGAAGAGTTTCAGTTAAAGTCATACGGCATCGCCATTGACGATCTTCCAACTGGATTAAATTTGCCAGCACAAAAAGCGGTAGAGGCATTTTCTTATGGATTTGATTCAGTTCCAGGGTACTACATTGTTGACAACAACTATCTATACTCTAGAAACAATGGAACGCCAATTGTTTATGGTTCGTCTAATAGCACAAAGCTAACCCCAATAGCAAATTGCCCCTCGCTTGTAGTTCCTGGAATGGGATTTCTTAATGAGTCTGGAAGATATAACTCTTTGACTGCTGAATTTTGGGTCAACATTGAAAACAACTCCAGCGAGCCAAGAAGAATTTTTGGTCCAATATCTTCTACAGATGGTTTGTATGCAGATGGTCCATATATTAAAATTAAAGTAGATGGCAATACAGCAGCACACTATGTTGGAACTTGGAACAGGCCAATGCTGATTAGCTTTATTTATTCCGCCAAAAGAATGGCTCTTATTCTTAACGGAGAGGTAGTCATTGATCAGCAGATAAACGCATCTACGATTTCTTTGCCAGAAAGAATTGATCAAGGAAATGAGCAGGATTGGCTAGGGTTTTATGCCTATGACGATGTGCCTTCCATACTTATTGATTCTGTTGCCATCTATCCATATGAGGTGCCAGCAATTGTAGCAAAGAGAAGGTGGGTCTATGGTCAAGGTGTTGAATACCCAGCAAATCTAAAAGGCATCAATTCTGCAAATTCTGTAGTAGCTGATTTTTCTGTAGCCAAGTATGCTAGAAATTATTACTTTCCATCTTCTGCTGGTTGGGAAAGTGGTATTGTAGAAAATCTTGTAATTGATAGAGACAATCTAGTTTCACCATCACATCCATTGCCTTTGTTTAATTTTAGTGCAAAGTCAGAGTCTGAATGGTTTTCTGAACTAGAGGATGCACAGGACATTCTCACAGACCCCTACATCTCTTTGAGGCCAAACACGGATTGGTCCAATGTTGAGGGGCACATGTATTATGATAATATTAATTTCTTGCAAGAAGATACAAAAGCGTTTTACGGAATATTTGAAACCAGCTTTGACTCAATGCTTAGAGAGACACTCTTTGAACTAACTAGCACAATTACTTCTAACAAGATTTCAGTTTATCTGGAAAACAATGTTATTAGTTACGTCCTGTCTATTAAGCAATCAGATGGAACATTCTCAGAAGAGGTTTTGTATTCTGCACTCGGTCAGAGGGTTGGAGACAGATTCTTAGTTGGACTAGATTTAGAAAAGTTTGTTAGATATTATGGCAACAAAGTAGCATCGTTCTTTGGGTCAAAAAGAAAGATATCCATGTTTGTCGGCGGATCGTCAAATCTATCAAATACTTTTAATGGAAAGATTAGAAGGATTAGCTTTTGCAATGCTAGAAATCTAGTCAAGATCCAGCACTTCTTTAGTGAAAGAGGAGTTCCTGTAGATTACGAAAACGTCTTTGATTTGTTTACTGGTGGTGTTTATGATGCTGGAGACGAATACTTTGGTAACGATAGCAACTACTGGTCACTAATTCTTGACGGGGGAGACCCATACGACTTTGTTACAATTAGCACAGAAGAACACACAGCAACGTACAATCTAGTTCCAAAGTTTGAGCTAGGCAATTTTGTGTTGGACATTGCAACCAGCTCTTACTGGGAAAATTATGTCCCGCTATCTTACTTTGCCAAAGATGTACCCGATGCATACGGACAGCCACGCCAGAAGCTAGATTTCTTGCAATTCAACTTTGACTTCCTGAGAGCAAACTCTTTTGACGGAGATTACTTTAATACCAACGGTTCGGTCGTAAAGGCATATGTTTCTTTTCAGCCTATTAGTAGTGGTGCTAATGCTTTGCCAGGTAGCCTTTCTACAGTTAAATTACATAAAAATAATTCAGTAGTCCCAGGGTCTGAGTGGGTAAATTCAAAATACGAAGTGTTAGAGGGAACAGTAATATACCCACCATCTGGAACTAATTTTAATCAGCTTTCAATCAATGTTCACTTAGAAATTGTCGTTGACGGTGTCAATTCGAATCCATTTAGGCTAAAGTCTTTACAGCTATCGTCCCAAGCCTTTGGTGCATTTTCAAATAAGATTGGCTCTAGATTTGGTGCCGACATTATTCCGTTTACTAAAAAGGGTAACTACTTTGAATATCAGACAGCCCCAGCCTTTTCTATTTATAAGGGCAGCACCCCATATATGTATTTGACAGACAACTCTGGTTTTAAGATCAGCGGAAACTATGAGTCGTCACCGATTAAGGGTATAAGTATGCCCATCAATAAAGACGCTGCTGATTTTTATAAACTAAGTAACATTCAGATGTGTTTGAGGTATGACGAAGAGTTGATGCCAGAAGTTCCAGTTAAGCTTTTTGAGCTAAAGTCTGCACTCCAAACAACGAGCTTCTACTTGATTTCGGATAGTGTTGATAGAACAAGGGGACAGATCTACGCACTTAATGATGACACCAAGAGATTGCAAAACAACCTGGTATTTTTCGTTAACGGTAAACCGACAAAACGAGGAATTATTTACCCCAAAACCTGGTCCTACCTGAGTCTGTCATTTCCAAATAGACTTAGCTTTGAAGGCACGGTCGGTGCATTAAGGTTTATGAGTCCAATTATGTTTAACAACGTTTCAATTTATGAAACAACAATTGCAGACGACGAAGAGCGTTTTGGTTTTAGGCAGTGGTTCTCCGTACGTAATTCTGGCGGACAGGACTTTGATTGGGGATACTGGGCTGGTAAAGAGCTTGTAGGTAATGAAGTGGTAGTGATACCCGATGCAGGATTTACCTGGCAAGAGGTGCTATTCCTGGCGGCATCCCAGGTACAAGAGGTTGATGCCGAGGTTATCTACAATGTATTTACTGGTACATCCAGGATCATTGCTGGTGATGATCAGGTCTTAACAATCAGAGATTATCAATATAATGCTTATAACGAACTAGCATGGTCACAAAATACGGTGAGTGCCGTATAATGTGGTATAATAGTGGTTATGAATGATAATAAACCACGCTTTCCTGGTCAAATTGGAAAAACAAAAGTTCAGGTTGTAAACGAGAACTTCTCTCATTACGGCACTTATGTTTGGATTAAGCCAAACGGAAAAGCTTTTACCGACGGTAACGGTAACGCTCTCTCTATTGAGTCTATGCGAGGAGATCAGTCACGCATTAAGCAGCTAGAGGATGCGGCAAAGTATTGGGGACAGCCAGAAGGTAAGGCAGAATTTTATGCAAACGCTAAGAAGATTTCAGAAGAAACTCACAGCGAGCAGGTAGACAGAATGGCTCAAGGACTCATTCCTAACATGAATGATTTAGGTGCAGTCATTGCAGCAAAGCAAACTCTAAAACAGTATGGAGATGAAGGTTAATGGCTCAGGAATGGACTGTCGGTGCAAGAATCGACGACATTGAAAAACAAGACGATGCGTTTAGAAGGCAAGATCCTTTTATTAAGTCTTGGGACGAAGTAAGATCCTTTAATGGGTTGGACGCTAACTTTAAGAGACGAGCTGCTAGGGTAGCAAAGAGCGCAGAGCCAACCGAGCAGTATCTGAATAATGCTTTGGCCACTTCATCTGGTAGAGATGGTGCCAAGTCTAAAGAGATTAACCCAGGAACTGTATTCCGCAACGGGTACGGAATGTTTGACGTTATCACGCCCCCATGGAACCTGTACGAGCTAGCTAACTACTATGACACATCTTTTGCTAACCACGCAGCCATTGATGCCAAGGTAGAAAACATTGTTGGTTTAGGTTATGACTTCGAGGTCTCAAAGAGAACAATGCTCAGGCTAGAGTCTAATCCAGACGGAGAGGCTGTAGAACGTGCTCGTAAAAGAATCGAGAGAGCAAAGATTGAGCTTCGTGATTGGCTAGAGAATCTTAATGATGATGATTCTTTCACAAATACTATGATGAAGTTCTACACTGACGTACAGGCAACTGGAAACGGATTCCTCGAGATTGGCAGGACGGTAAGTGGAGAGATTGGATATCTCGGTCATATTCCAGCTACGACAATGAGAGTTCGTAGACTGAAAGATGGGTATGTGCAGATTATTGGTCAGAAGGTTGTTTACTTCCGTAATTTCGGGGCAACCAACAAAAACCCAATCACCACTGATCCACGACCCAATGAGATTATTCACTTTAAAGAATACTCTCCGCTAAACACATTCTACGGTGTGCCAGATATCATGTCTGCAATTACATCTCTGCACGGAGATCAGCTGGCATCACAGTACAACATTGATTACTTTGCCAACAAGGCTGTTCCACGCTATGTAGTTACCCTTAAGGGTGCAAAGCTTTCTGCAGATGCAGAAGATAAGATGTTTAGATTCTTGCAGACAAACCTTAAGGGGCAGTCGCACAGAACTCTGTACATCCCACTCCCTGGTGATTCAGACAGTAACAAGGTCGAGTTTAAGATGGAGCCAATTGAAAACGGTATTCAAGAAGCATCTTTCCGTGAGTATTCAAAACAGAACAGAGACAACGTCCTGATGGCACACCAGGTTCCGCTATCTAAGATTGGTGGATCTGACGCATCTAATATTGCTTCAGCTTTAGCACAGGATCGTACATTTAAAGAGCAGGTTGCAAGGCCAGCACAAAAGAGCATCGAAAAGATTATGAACAAGATTGTTCGTGAAAGAACTGACATTATCGAGTTTAAGTTTAATGAGCTGACGTTGACAGATGAAATTGCACAGTCACAGATCCTAGAGCGTTATGTAAAGAACCAGATTATGGTTCCTAACGAAGCAAGAGAGATTTTAGGTTTGCCACAAAGATCAGACGGGGACAATCCGTTTGAGCTAACTGGCAGAAGGGCTACCGATGCTATTGCTAACCAGCAGGGCAACAGGACAAGAGATGCCGAGCGTAGCAATAATCAATCAGACAGCCCAAGCACAATCTCTGGCAGAAATGCACAGGGTGAAGGCAGAGCGTCACAATAATTACAATTTTATAAAGATTGTAAAAAAGGTGCTATAATTAGGATAGTATGACTATGTTTAAAGCCCATTGGAATACAGAAGGCGACGCCGTTCGCCTCTCTATGCCATTCAGTAAAGTTGATGAAGAGAGACGTATCGTCTCTGGTTTCGCTACCCTAGATAACGTAGATCGTCAAAACGACATCGTTACTTCCGATGCTTCTCTTAAAGCATTTGAAAAATTCCGTGGTAACATCCGTGAAATGCACCAACCCACTGCAGTTGGTAAAATGGTCAACTTCAAAGAAGATAAGTACTTTGACCCAGAGTCAAAGAAATTCTATAGCGGTGTTTACGTATCCGCATATGTATCTAAGGGTGCACAAGACACTTGGGAAAAGGTTCTTGATGGCACTCTTTCTGGTTTCTCTATTGGTGGCAAGATGAACGACTGGGATGATGCATATGACGAAAAGATGGACACACAGATTCGTGTCATTAAAGATTACGATCTTGTAGAGCTTTCCCTTGTGGATTCCCCCGCTAACCAGTTTGCCAGCATCCTTTCTGTAGAAAAGGTTGATGGTGTAGACGTCATCAAAGGTGAAGGCGTCGAGACAGTTCTCGAAAATGTATTTTGGGATGAAGCAAGTGGCTTGGTTATGCTTTCAGAAAACGAGGCTGAGATTAGCCCCACTTCTGGAAATGCAATGACTAACATTGGATTTGTTGAGAAAAACGACAATGAAAAACAAGACATGATAAAGTTCTTAGTTGATAGTGCTAAAGGCATTGATTCTTCTAAGATAACAAAGGAGGTAAGTCCTATGACTGATGAAACAACTAACCTCGAAGAGGTTGTAGAAAAATCAGATGAGGTCGCTCCAGAGGCAGATGCCGCAGCTGAAAGCGTTGAGGTTGTCGAGGAAGCTGTAGCAGTCGAAGAGGCTGTTACAGTCGAGAAGGCAGACGATGCTGAAGCAGAGGTCGAGGTTGAGAAGGCCGAGACTACTGATGACGCCGAATCAGTCGAAAAAGCTGACGAGGTTGTTGAAGAAGCTGCTGAGGTGTCCAAGTCAGATGACGTTGCTGCTAACGCAGTTGCCGATATCAAAGACACTATCACATCAGCCTTTAGCGATCTAGCAGATACCGTAAAGGCGTTACACGCCGAGGTAGATGCACTAAAGAAGTCAATTACTGGAGTATCCGAAGAGATCTCTGCAGCCAAGCAGGAGATTTCAGAAACAAAGGGCCAGTTTGATGAGTTTGGAAAGAGAGTCGATGCTGTAGAGCACGACACAGCTTTCCGCAAGTCTGGCGATCTTGGCGAGATCGTGCAGGAACAACCAGAAATGGTTGAAAAATCCCTATGGGGCGGTCGTTTCCTCAAAACTGCCGACTTATTTAATTAAGTAAATCACTTAGGAGGTGACAAATGTCGGAAGAGATCAAGAAAAACCAGCCCAGCGATGGAGGTCTAGGTGACCCCAATCCTGGTAACTTCCAAGCCCAAGGTGGATTCGCATCTGGTGGCGTTGGAGGCGTATCAACGCCTGGAGCTGACACACTTGGTAACATTCCTACCGCCGAGTTCGGTGTAACTACTGGTCCAAACGCAGTAAGCCCTTCGGGTGATGCAGCTAGTGGTATTCTCCGTCCCGAGCAAGCACGTCGTTTTATCGACTACGTGTGGGATGGCACCGTTCTCGCCAAGGATGGTCGTCGCGTAACTATGCGAGCCAACACAATGGAACTCGAGAAGGTAAATGTCGGGGAGCGCGTTATTCGCGCTGCTGCACAGGGTATTGGTGACTACACCAACACTGGTGCTACTTTCAGCAAGGTCGAACTTACTACAAAGAAGATTCGTCTTGACTGGGAGGTCTCGGCTGAGGCTCTCGAAGACAACATTGAAGGTGATGCACTAGAGGACCACCTGGTCCGTCTAATGACCAACGCCTTCGCTAACGATATTGAAGACCTAGCCATTAATGGTGACGGTACAACAGGTAACTTCTTGTCCATCATGGACGGCTTTGTAAACAAGGCCACCACTGGCGGCGCACACGAGTCTGTTGTAACTGTTTCCGACGATGAGTGGACTCCAAGCGTTATGCAAGACATCATTCTGGCTATGCCACGTAAGTACCGCGCACTTAAGAACAACCTTAAGTTCTACGCAGGTACTGACGCATTCCAGGGTATTGTCAAGAACAACGGTACACTCGCTGACGCAGTTGCTGAGGCTATTGCTGGACAGGTTCCAGGTAGCACCCAGGCTAACCGTCAGTCCTACCTTGATGGCGTTGGCCAGACATTCGGTGGTGCTCGCACCACTCGTGTTCTCGGCGTTGACGTCATGGAGGTTCCTTACTACCCAGCAGGTTATGTAGACCTTACATTCCCCGCTAACCGTATTTGGGGCTTCCAGCGCGACATCACGGTCAACCGTGAGTACGTTGCTAAGAAGGACACAATCGAGTACACCGTATTCGTTCGCTTCGGTATCCAGTGGGAGGAAGAGGACGCTATTGCATTTGCCGATGCAGCAGCAGACGCTTCTTAATCACTAGATCATTTAGTTGGGGGCAGGGGTTAATTCCTCTGCCCCCCTCTAATTTATTCTGTTATAATATATGTGGGAGGAAAAAATGACATCAGAAAACATTGTGCCAGCTACCTTAGTAGCTGACGAACCATTGATTCCAAAAGAGACAGCAGAAAAGCTACAAGATTATTTAGAAAACAAAAAGACTTCTGAGCACCTGGAAGAGACAACAGCCATCACTGTACCAAACAAGGGTGGTAAGAAAAAGTCTTCTCTGGGTGGGGTAGCCAATAGCGATACTATTGGTCTAGCAGAAGAACCTGCTAAAAAGCCAGCCACAAAGGCTAAGGCAAAAAAGGCAACCGTTGCTATTTATTCAGAAAGAAATATGCGATGGAGCGACGTGGGAGAGATTAAAAAAGGGTATAACATTGTGTCTCCACAAGCAGCTGAAAAATGGCTCACACGTAAGCATGTGAGAGAGGCTACGCCAGAAGAGGTTGCTTCAGAATATGGAGCATAGACATGGAAATATTAAGGCTTTCTTCGGGTGAGCCCCAGGCTACGATCGATGTAACAGATCCTAGCACTGAGTATGGTTATACAATTTTAAACTTGGCAGATGCCTCATCCACTACTGGCAATGTCACTTCAGATGGCAGCTCTCAGGTTACTCTAACTTTCTCTGCAGACTATGACGCAGAATACAGGGTTACTATCGACGGAGAAGAACACTTCTTTACCGTCGTAAGGCCATACGTAGATCCTAGCAGTGTCGCACCAGAGGGACAGCTAGAGGCATACACAAGACATGAAGAGCTTGCAAGAGCCATCATTGATTCGGTAGTTGTCGAAGGTTTTTACTACAAGAAAAAAGTTATTGAGACTGTTGGTCTTGGAGCAGACTATCTTCCCCTTTGGGATAGAGTAAGAAAGCTTAACAAGGTCTATGAAAACAATGTGCTGGTTTACGATGCATCCGATCCAGCTAGCTACGAGCTTGCATATAAACTAACAGACGACAAGACAGCAATCACAATTGATTACGCAGGAGCCATCAATAGATCCGAGGGTGCTAATCTTAGGATACCTCAGGCTATGTCCGATCTCTGGGATCTTACCTTTGGGTATCGTGGCTTTGCCAAAACTTTTGACTATATATTGCACCTAGAGGTGGGATACAAAAGGGTTCCATCAGAAATTTCAAGAGCAGCAGAAATGCTGATTGACGACATTGCATGTGGCAAATTAGAGTATATCGAACGCTACATTAAAGACTACCAGACAGATCAGTATAAGATTAGGTTTGACGGAAGGGTGTTTGAAGGCACTGGCAACATGCTTGTTGATAAGATTTTGTCAAAGTATGCTAAGTCAATTCGTATTGTCGGGGTATTGTAATGACAGATTGCAATGTGCCTAACATTCAGTTTCCCATGCTTGCGGATATTTATTATCCAGTAGTTAGTCAGGATGCGTACGGTCAGATCACAAAGCAATGGACGTTAGATAAAACAGTCATAGGTAGCTTTACACCAGCTGGCTCTGATATCAAAGAAGAGCTTGTTATTAACGTAGACATCAGCCAGGACTCTTTGATGATCGGCAGGGTAAAAGTAGATCTAAGATATGCCGATGCAGATGGCGAAGACTATGGTCTTACCAATGTTTTGGTTACCAATATTAGAAACAAAGATGGCGTGGTTCTTTATAAAGAAACAGATGGTCAAAGAAGAAGCCAGCCCACTCTGTTTGAGCTAGCTACCCAGCAACCTTTCGTAAACCCTTTTGGAAAGATTGAGCACTACAGAGTAATTTTACGTAGATCCGAAAACCAGACGGAGGACCTATGATTAAGTTAGACTTTGAGGTTGAGCAGTTTAGAAAAGAAATGAATAACATCGTTGCCTATAGCGAAGGTTTCATGCAGGGCATTGAAAGAGGCAAGCAAAAGATGATGTCAAATTTTGCTAACGAGGTTAAGGCTGCTCTTAAAGAATTTATTGATGCAAGTGCAAGAGTTAACCCCAGTGCGCTTCACCACATGTACGAGTGGCACCAAACTGGATCTCCAGATGCAAGACTGTTCGACATTGAGTGCCAGGTAACCCAGGGTGGTATTTCTATGTATGGCACCTTTACCCAGTCTAAGTCAGTTAAAGAAGGGTCTAAGGTTCCTTTTTATAACAAGGCAGAAGTTATGGAGAACGGTATTCCTGTAATAATTTCTCCTGTATACTCTAGCGTACTAGTATTTGATGACAACGGAGAAAAGGTTTTTACTCGTAAGCCAGTAAGGATTGAAAATCCAGGAGGCAAAGAGACCCAGGGATCCTTTGAAAAAGTTTTTGATCAATTCTTTGATCGATATTTTACTCAAGCATTTTTGCAAACAAGTAAGATTATGCAACACCTTTCTGTGCCAGATGAATATTATAAAAATTGGAGCAAAGCCAAGAAGTCTGGAAGGGCAGCTGGAATTGCTGCTGGATACAGATGGGTAACCCAGGCAGGAGTTAAATAATGGTAGATACGTTACCAGTCTCTCACCCACCAACTATTATTAATGCCTATCTTAAAGATAAGATTGGCGGATACTTTGCTGGTGCAGATGACTATGATCTGGTATTTTTTCCAACAGGTCCTACAAACATTGATGATCTTACCGAAAACTTTCCAGACGCAGTAGATAATGTTTTTGTTGTTTACGATAGAATGTTTAGGCTTCGTAGAGAAGCATTCCCCCACATTAAAAAAGAACAAGTTCTTTACTACTTTTATAAAAAAGCCAATGCCATGAAAGAGCTAATCGAAACAACTCAGCTAGTCCAAGATCTGCTTGACAGAGGGGACGAGTCTGCACAAGAAATAAATGAGTGGACAAGGCAGTTGTGGATAACCCAGGGCCAAAGAACTTCTGTTAAAAACAATATTGTTACAGGGCAGCCTGAAACATTTGACGTAGTAAGCTTTAGCAATGAAGACTTTCTCTTGCCATACTTTCATGAACTAAAGATATTCCAGCTAGAAGAAGCTAGGGATATTATTGATTTTGGCACAGCAAGGACCTGGGCTGGCAACAAGCTGATCGTTAATTATGATTGGCATCATCCAGCTTCTAAATAATTAGTTTTTAAAAAACGGCTGGTATAATTAATTCGAGGAAACGCGCCTACTACTTCAATAGAAAGAAGAGGTGACAACTATGGCATATTCACGCGGTTCAAGTGCGAATATTATCGTTGGTGCAGCAGCATTGTTCACTTACGACAATGGAACACTAACTGACGCTGACCTGCCAGACGTTGTGGAAGACCTAACCTACAAAGACACTTTGCAGGATGACTTAGGTTTCCGTAACGTCGGTTACACCATGAACGGTCTTGAGATCGTGTTCCAGCCCGACTTCGGTGAAGTTCAGGTTGACCAGCTACTCGACGTTGCCAAGCTTTACAAGCAGGGTATGCAGGTTAATCTAAACACCGCTTTCGCAGAGTCCACACTCGAAAACCTTCTGTTTGCCGTTGCTGGTAAGGACACTGACCTTGCAACTGCTGGTGTAGGAGAGTTTGCAGAAGCAAACCCAGTAATGACTATGTCCGCTGGTGACATTGGAGAATGTCCCGTCGAGCGTGGTCTTGTTGCTGTTGGTCCAGGTACAGGTGACTGTGCAATCGGTCAGGGTATTGAGCGTATTTACGTTGCATACCGTGCTCTCTCCATTGAGAGCGTTACAGTTTCGGCTAAGCGTGACGAACCCACAATGTTTGAGGTTTCGTTCCGTCTGCTCCCTAACGATGACGCTTCTTATGGTAAGATTGTTGACCGTACACTCAACCTAGTATCATAGTCATAAGTTAACAAAAACAGCCCAGGTTAACCCCTGGGCTGTTTTGTTTTGCTATACTTGTTAGATGGCAACTAAAATTTATGATGTAGCAACTGTCGAGCTAATTGATGGCACACCAATAGAGATTAAACCATTAAAGATTAAGTATCTTCGAGAGTTTATGGAAGTCTTTGATCTAATTAAATTGGCGGTCAATGATGATCAGGCAATCAGACTGCTTGCTGAATGCACAAGGGTAACCATGAGACAGTTTTATCCATCCATTCAAACAATTGAGCAACTAGAAGACAGCGTAGACCTTCCAACAATTTATAAAATTTTAGATGTTGCAGCAGGAATTAAGATTGATGATCCAGACAGAGAGGTAAAGAAGCAAGCAACAGAGAGTGGATCAACTTGGAAAGACCTTGATCTTGCAGAGCTAGAGTCTGAGGTGTTTTTGCTAGGTATCTGGAAAGATTATGAAGAGCTTGAGCTTTCTCTTTCAATGCCAGAATTAATTGCCACTCTGGGATCTAAAAGAGATTTAGACTATCAAGAGAAGAAGTTCTTGGCCGCCATGCAAGGGGTAGATCTTGATAAGCAGTCTGGTAGCAACAACGCTTGGGAAGAAATGAAGGCTAGGGTCTTTAGCGGTGGACAAACTGATGATCCTAATGATATACTATCATTTCAGGGTACAAAGGCTGAACAAAACGGATTTGGCCTTGGCATGGGCTTGAAATATGAGAAAATTAATTAGCCTATTGTGTTATAATTGATAGTGCCCTTATGAAAGGAAAAACAATAAAATGGCAACGATGAACGAAGCTAAAAAAGTAAAACTAATTGACGGGACAGAGATTGTAGTCCGACCCTTAAAGGTCTCATTGCTCAGAGAATTTATGTCCAAATTTGCAAAGATCGCTGATGTAGCAGAAGATAACGACAAGTCAATGACACTGCTTATGGAGTGCGTACAGATTGCTATGAAGCAGTACAAGCCAGAGATGGCTGATGACGTTAAGACTTTGGAAGATAACATTGACCTTCCTACTGTCTACGAAATTGTTGAAGAGGCCTCGGGTATCAACATGACTAATATGGGCAATATGCTAGCCCAATAAGTTCTGAAGGGTCCTGGTGAATGGCTGAAACTAATGCCAATATTAACATAAATGCGGATACGTCGCAAGCATTAGCGGCCATCAAGAATCTTCAACGATCCCTTTCTGGTCTTTATACCAACATGAGCAAGGGCAGCGCTGCTGCTCAAGCTAAAGTTGCTGGTTTTCAGCAAAACCTAGTTAATAGTATTAATGCGACTGGTCAGTTTACTGCCAAGCTAACAACTGTTAGAACCACTACAGAAGCATTTACTAACGCCCTAGAGAAAAATAAACTTTCTCTAGGGCAATACTTTAAGTATGGCACCGCTGCCTCTAAGCGTTTTGGCAAAACCTTTTCTACCGAGTTCAACACCATTGAGAAGGTAGCTAGAGAGCGCGTTAAAGATCTCCAGACTCAGTACATTAAGATGGGCCGTGATGCAAACGGTGCCATGAAGGCAATTGCTGTTAGGCCAACCACTCTTAATATGAAAGACCTTGGCACTCAGACTGCCATCGCTGCTCAAAAGCAACAGATATTTAATCAGCTTATTAAGCAGGGTTCCACAAATCTTCTAAACTGGGGTAAGAACACGCAGTGGGCTGGTCGACAGCTCATGGTTGGTTTTACAATCCCTCTGACTATCTTTGCCACTCAGGCTGGTAGATCATTCATGCAGCTTGAGCAACAAGCAATTAAGTTCCGTCGAGTTTATGGAGACTTGTTTACAACTGGTGCTCAAACCGATCAGGCACTTGCCGACATGCGTAAGCTGGCAGAAGAGTTTACCAAGTTTGGTGTTGCAGTTGAGCAAACCGTAGGACTTGCTGCAACTGTAGCTCAGATGGGTAAGACTGGTGCCGACCTAACAGCACAGGTTACAGAGGCCACAAGGTTGTCAGTTCTGGGAGGTATGACTCAGGAGCAAGCACTAAACACAACTATCGGTCTGACCAATGCATTTGGAGTTTCTGTAGAAGATCTAACTAATAAAGTTAACTTCCTAAACGCAGCAGAAAACCAAACCATTCTTTCTATTGACGACTTTAACGAAGCAGTTCCTCGTGCTGGTAGTGTTGTCTCACAACTTGGTGGAGACGTAGAAGATCTCGCATTCTTCCTTACCGCTATGCGTGAAGGTGGTGTTAATGCATCCCAGGGTGCTAACGCCCTAAAGTCATCTCTGGGTAGGTTGATCAACCCAACACAGAGGGCTAGAGATCAGCTTGCCGATTATGGCATTAATATTTTGGGTATCGTAAACGAGAACTCTGGAAACCTAAGAGAGACAATCCTTGTGCTAGCAAGAGAGCTGGACAAGCTTGATCCTCTTGATAAAGCAAGAGCTATTGAGACACTGTTTGGTAAGTTCCAGTTTGCAAGAATGTCAACCCTTTTCCAAAACATTATTTCCGAGGGTAGCCAGGCAAGCACAATTCTTGGTTTAATTAATAGCGAAGCTGGAGACCTTGCTTCGATTGCTGGACGAGAGCTTGCCAGAGTGGAAGAGTCAGCTGCTACAAAGTTTACTGCAGCTATCGAAAGATTCCAATCCGCCCTGGCACCAATCGGAGAAGAGTTCTTAAGGTTAGCAACACCAGTTATTGAGTGGGCCACTGGACTCCTTGAAAGATTTAACGAGCTGGGAGAAGGCGGTAAGAGGTTTGTAGTTCTTTTGCTCGGTGCAATTGGTGGTATCGCACCAGTGCTACTTATGGTTATTGGTCTAACAGCCAACCTAGTTGCTAACTTTATTAAGGGTATTGCAACAATTAGTCAGTTCATGGGTAGGTTTAGGGGTGCCTCTCAAAACCTAGCCGAGCAAACAAACTATATGAACTCAGAGCAGATTGAGTCTGCGGCCATTGCATCCTCGCTAAATCAAACTCACCAAACACTAACCCAAACCTTTACTCTTGAGACACAAGCTCTTACCCAGCTGGCTAACGCTTACATGAAAGCAGCCAACACAGCAAAGCAATTTAGAGGACCTATCGTAACAGATGGTGGAAGGACAATCAAGGCTCCAGGATTCATGAAGGGCAAGATGGTTCCTGGCTACAAAGATGGTGTTGTTTCAGTTCCTGGACCAAAGGGTGCTGGCGACATTCAGCCAGCCATGCTGGCTCCTGGCGAAGCTGTAATCCCAGCAGACATGGCAAAGAAGTATGGTCCACTAATTAATGCAATGATCGCTGGCAACATTCCTGGCTTCGTTAATGGCAAGGGTGCCGCAGCGGGAGCATTTGTTAGCGACATTTCTGGCAGGGCCTCAACCGAAAGAGGCAAGGTAGCGATTGAAAAACTACTGCTAAGAGATCTTGCAATGCTAGAGAAGGCAGAAGACGCAGTCGTTCAAGAGTTTATGGAGTTCGTGCAAGGGGTTGCAAACGAAACAACCAACATGACAAAGGCAGTTCTAGATAGAGCACTAAAGGACAACCAGCAGCTTATTGAAAAGTATAGAGACGCTAGGTATTTGCAACAAAACAAAGAGCAGTTTGCACATGTTGGTGCTAGGACAGAAATGCCAGTTTCTGAATTTGCAGCAGCAGACACTCTGGTTGCTGGAAGGGCTGGCCTAAAGCAAGATATTGACCTAGTATCACGTATGATTCCAGAAAAGGTTATTAAGCTATACCACGGCCTCGGTATGGACATTACGGGATCTCTTAATGAACAGATGGGTAATGCTGGAGCACAGATCCAGCAGCTGAGTGCAGATATTTCTCAAAGAGGCATTGAGGCTTACAGAAAAGCAGTCACCATTGGTGGCGGCGTATTTGATGACATAGCACCAGCACTGCAGCAACTAGATGCCAATGTTCAGCAAGGCTTGCAAGCCGCATACGACAATGGAGCACAGTACGTTGTCGACACAAGGGCAGACCTCGAAAGACTACGCCAAGAGGCCGATGGCACTTTTGATGAAAGCCTTTATGTTGTTTTTGAAGACATTCAAAATGATGCATTAAGAAACGTAACGGTAATGGGCGATGAGCTTCAAGAGATTTTTGAGGTTGCGAGAAACAAACTTACAGAACTAAGAATGAGCTTTAACAGGCAAGACATTGACACGCTAATGCAGACTCCAGAAGGTGCAGACTTTGTCAGCAGAAAACTTACAAATGCTGACGGTAGCTATCGCACATCAATGTCGGTCAGTGCTAGAAGTGCCACGGGACTGGGTGCATTCCCAGGATCTTACGAAGCTGGTAGAGACACTGTACTAAGAGGTCAGCAAGAGTTCGATAGAGGTGCCAAAGATGCGGGAAGAGTTGCTTCGCCATCGAAAGAAAGCTACGAAGTGGGACAGGCACACTCTGATGGATTCGTACAGGGTGCTATTGAAAATGTTGACGAAGCCAGAACAGCTGGTGATGCAATTGGAGAGGCAACCACGGCTGGATCACGTATCAATATGGGACGTGGAAGAAGAGCAGTAAGATCACAAGACGGCACTGTAACAGTTGCACAAAACAATCAGGTTATTTCGAAGCAGACACCAGCACAAATTGCACATGCTGCAGCATTGGCCAAAGCAACAACTAGTGCACAGAACTTTGGTGCCAAGGCTGGTAAAGCAGCTACGACCCTTTCAAATATGGGCGGCAAACTTACTGGTGTGGCATTCGGACTCTCTGGTCTTGTTGGTGCATTCTCCATGGTAGATGGTCCACTGGGAGACTTTTCTGCTAAGATGTTCCCAGCAATCAGCGTAATTACTGGTCTTACCATGTCAATGCAGATGCTTAACACTGCCACGTTGGCCAATGTCGTTTCTAAGAGAGCGGAGGCTGCTTCTCTGGCCTTCCTGGGGGCACGAGCTGCCGCAACTGGTGGATTGCTTACCAAGATGGGTGGATTCATTAGGGGCATTGGTTTGGCAATAGGTGCAGCACTTGGCCCAATTGGTCTCTTGGTTGCTGGTCTTACCGTACTTGCTGCAGGCATTTTTGCATTGTTTAAGATTGCAGAAAACGAAAAGCAAAAACTTATCGACATGGGTAATGCTGCCAAGCTAAGTGCAGATCAGCTTAACTCTCTTGCTAACGCTGGAATTAATCTTAGAACTTCTGGCTTTGCTACCGCTCCAGAACTCGCCACCGTCGGTGGTAGACAGGTAGACCCAAGCATTGTTCAGCAGCTAAGAAGTTCTGAAGAGTTCTTGAATTCCTGGGGGCCAACTATTGAAAGCCTTAAGGATGCTACACAGGCACAGGGTGAGCAAATGCTTGCAAACATTGCTGTTCAAATTAAGGCACTTGGCGGAACGGAAGATGAGGTAGCACAGGTCATTGCTGCTATTCAGCAAGAGGCAGAGAGAACAGAGCTTTCGCTTGACTTTAAAGCAATTGACATTTCTTCTCCACAAGTTCGCCAAGAAAGAATGGCTGGAATTGCAGAAAGGGCCCAGGGATATCAGGGGCAAATTTCTGCGGCAGCGTCAAGAGCTGGTATGGGAGCTGGAGACGTTACGCAAGAAACAATGGGCATGAATCTTGGAGGCAGGGCTGCAGCTCAGACTGGGACTCTATTGGCGGGAGATATCTCATCTCAGATTGTTGCACTAGAAGCTCTTAGACAAGAAGGAACACTAACTACAGCAGAACTGCAGAAAGAGTTTAGAGATCTTTCTGGAATCATCAAAGACATGGAATCTCCTGGTGCACAGTTCGAGGTGTTTGATCAGGTTCTTGCTAATCTTAATCTTGACGAAACTCTTGGCGGTATTGACGACATCAACATGGCAATGGCCCTATTAGAACAACAAGCCTTGGGACTTCAGATTTCTTCTAACGATATTGCACTATTTGAAGCAGCCAGTGCAGACGGTGCCGATGCTGAAACAATTCGTTTTGCTAACATGAGGTTGGATTCGATTAATCGTACCAATGCCGCTCTTGCTGAACAAAAGAGGGTAGAGCAAGAAGCAGCGGAAGCAAAGGCACTTAGAGACGCTGACGTTGAAGCAGCTCTAACCAGCATTGACGAAGAGATTAAGGCCCTAGAGAATCAATCAGCTGCCTACCAGTTCCTGATGGATGCAGAGTTTTCAGAAGCAGAAGCAAAGGCTCTTGCTGGCAATGCCTCTTACGCTCGAGCAATTGCTGCAGCAGCAGAACAAGATGCTATCAATGGAACAACGGAAGCCAGTGACGAGCTATTGGCTAGCATCAATGCTTTGCGTGAGGCTGGAAATCTTCCAGGTATTGAAAAGACAAGTCTTGGCGGCAGAAGCGGCGGCGGTGGCGGTGTAGAGACATCACCATTCGATGAAATCACCAAGAAGCTTAGACTATTCAACAATGCACAAGTAAGCGTTACAGAAGGCTTTGACGATACTATGGCTGCAATTAATAAGTTTATGAATGTCAATGGTCAAATGTCTAGACAATTCAACGGACTTAACAAGCAGCTAAACAGCCTTGGTCTCAACGAAAACCTAATCGAAATGATTACTGGCATGGATCCAGACGAATACGAGAAGCGAAAGAATGAGCTATTTGTATTTGACGACCAGGGATCTATCATTGGCATGACCGCTAAGCTGCAAAGTCTTAACGATGCTCTAAACATGGCCACTATCGGTGAATTTATTGATGAGCAAAACAACATTACAGTTAGTGTTGGAAACCAGATTACTGCTCTTAATAGGCTAACTTCCGCTGGTGCCAGTTATGAGGCAGCCTATAGAGCGGTACAAAATACTGCCCTGGCTGCAGCTATTTCCACAGCCAAGAGTTCCGCCGAGATTCAGGCAGCTGCTGAGGCAGCCATGAGGGCTCAGGAAATGATGGAGAAGTTTGAGCAGGTTAACGAAGAAGAGATGCGTAAGCAGAGAATCGCTGATGCTGTTAAGAACCAAAACAAAGAATTTGCAAACCAGGCTAAGATTCTAAACTACATTAATAAGAATAGGAGCAAGCTTTCAGAGGCTCAGATCGAAAGCATCCTTTCTGATAAAGACCTGCAGTCACTGGTCCTAGAGCCCAGCATCGCTCCAGGGGCACTACAAAGAGCTTTGGACAATGCAAACAAGCAAGCAGAACTAGAGCTTAAGATTAAGAAGCTCACAACTTCTGGTCAAGAAGAGATTTTCCAAGACGGCTTTGACAAGGCAATGGAATCGTTTAACGTTCAAGAAAACAAGATCGAGCTTGAGTTTGAAGCCAAGATGGCCAAAGAGCAATCGATCATTGACGTAGCAGAGCAAGACATTGCCAAGCTTGAGTTCATGCTTGATGACTACGAGGCTGGACTAGAAGAAATTGATCGCCAAGAGCAAGTTATTAATGATGCATATGACAAGAGATATGAAGCTCTAGATAGAATTGCTGATGCCAATGCCGAAATTACCAGACAACAGCAGAGCCAGCTAGACATCGCAGACGCACTTAGCCGTGGTGACATTGCAGCAGCCGCCAGGGCGGTACAGGAAGCAAGAGCAGCAGCCGCAGAGGCATCTGTAGAAGATGAAAGAGCAAGGCTTGAGAGGGCACAGGCATCCCAGGTTGCTGGACTAACTTCTCGAGGCGGTCTGACTAGAGACCAGATTCAGGATAGAGTCAGGGGTATCGAAGAGCAAATCTTCCGCATCGAAGAAGACAGGCTTGAGCCAGCACAAGAAGCAATGCGTCTTGCAGAAATTCAAAAAGAAGCAGACATTGAAGCACTAGAAGTTTTGGGCAAGACCAAGAAAGAGTGGGAAGCCATCTCTCAGCGTATCGATGAGGCAAGAATTAATAACTACAAGTTTGTAGACGCTATGAAAGAAGCACTTGATATTGTTGAAAAGCTTGTAGAGTCCTTGGGTAAGGGTCCAGTAATTGCAGCACCAGCACCAGCACGAGCACCAGCAAGAAGTAGTGGTGGCAGAGGTTCTTCAAGCAAACCAGCTCCAGCCCCAACCCCACCAAAGCCACCCCAACCAACAAATAGAGATGACGACCCTCCGAAAAGAGTGGAATCGTCTGTCCAAAGAGCGGCAAAAGAGGTTATGTCCGCAGCGGCAACACTTAAGAAAACACAAACAGCTCCAGCAATTTCAATTAGGCAAGTAGAGAATGCATCAGCAAAGTTGAAGTCTGCTCAGTCAAGACTAAGGGCAGCACAGATAGCTGCAAAAAAGCCAGCTAGCTCAGCATATTTGTACCGAGCTATGGGTGGTTTTGTTCGCAAGGCATATTCTGGTCCCCCACAGCAGTTTGCACAAGGAGGCCTTGTTTCTAACTTTATTACACGTATGGCTTCTGGTGGTTTCTCTATGGGGTCGGACACTATCCCCGCAATGCTAACCCCTGGAGAATTCGTAATTCGCCGCCCAGCTGTTCAAGGAATGGGTGTCAAGAATCTCGAAAAGATTAATCGTGGTGAAAATATTGGCGGTAGCGTGTATAATTATAACTTGAACGTTAATGTAAGATCTGAATCAGATCCTAACCAGATTGCACGTAGCGTAATGTCTAGCATTAGACAAATTGAGAACAAGAGGATTAGAGGTAATAGGTTCTAATGGTAAGCACTACTTATATGGCAAACAGGCGTAAATACGCTAGACCACAAGCAATGCTTTTTGCCAACAACCCTGGAATTGTTACCAATGGCGTAATCGCACCACACGGAGAAGAGTTTACAGACTTCATCGTTCTTTCTGATGACAACAGAGAGGCAATGAATATGAAAATTGATAGAATTGAAAGCAGAGTTCGCACTGTAAATGGACGTATGCGTTCTTATCACATCGCAGATAAGCTTAACATTGATGTATCCTGGAACATGTTGCCATCAAGAGCTTTTAGCGGAACCCCCTCTTTTAATGCTGATGGGTTTTTAAGAGTAGGGTCAGGAGCTTCGGAACGAAATATTAGAGAGGCTGGAGATCCCGTATTGTCGGATGAGCTTTTTACTACCGATCGAGGTGCGGGTGGGGTAGAGTTGTTGGATTGGTATAATACATACACTGGACCATTTTGGGTCTATCTTTCATATGACAATTATAAAAACATGGAAGACGACAGCAAAACCAGCCTAGCACAATATAACGAAGTTGTAGAGATGTACTTTGCCGACTTCCAGTATTCTGTAGAAAAACGAGGGGGCTCAAACTATGACTTTTGGAATATCAGCTTGAGCCTGGAAGAGGTATAATGTTTGTCAATGATACCCTTCAAAACTATATTGAGACTTCTTCTACAGTAAGATTAAACTCTGCCGTCATTGCAGAGTGGAACATGAACATTGCCGAGAACATTCTTAAAATTGGCAATTATAGGTTTAGGCCATTAAGTACTGAAACTCCTGAATACAACTACATCTCTCAGTCTTTTAGTTTGCAGGATAGTATCAATAGATTTTACACAGGAGCAACCGACGCTGACATTGTAGTTGATGGCGGGTATGACGATGAAGACAACCCGATTGCTTTTATTAGCAAAAGAGATAAAGAGAAGTTGCTATATTCTTTGGAAGATTGTTTTGGAAAGTTTAGACCACGCTCTGGTATCAATAAGCTTAGGTATTTTGATACAAAGTTTTCTCATTTCCCCAACCCAGACATGACTTACAGGCCCAGATACTATATGGCCAGTAAAGAAGATCCGTTTAAGTATTGGACCTCCTACAGAACAGAAGAGGGTATTGAAAGAGGAATTGCAAATCAGCTTTTAAATAATCAGTATTACATTGATGACGCCGCCCCTTTTGTTGTGTACAAGGATCAAGTTCCAGCCAACAGGATTGTTCTTAAAGTTCAAACCAACGTTGGTGAAATAGACATGGGTCCGTTTCAGAATAACGGATCTATAATTCAAGATCCTTTTTATGGAGAAGAAAATAAAACTGTGCCATCCAAATGGCAGATGCAATATTTAGACTCATCTAACAACTGGATTAGCATAGCCTCCTTTGACGAAACATCTACAAGATCAGACGGCTCTCCTATCTTTGGAGAAGACGGATATGTAGAATTGTTTTATGGGCTAAAGGTTCCAGAAAAGTATAGAGACAGCTTTGCACTTATTGAGCAATATTCTTCATCGGCCTTAGTGCCCTCTGCCAGTGGTTTGCAAAATGGATCAGCCTACCTGGTTGCTGCTGGAGACGACGCTGGGGTTTTGTATATTGCAGAAAATAATGATTACATTACCGTGCCAGCAGAATACTACTGGTCAATTGACACGGAAGATGTTGTAGCCAATACTGGGTTTGTCACCAATCTAACCAACCCACCGTCATTTATTAAGGCAAGCAATGGTCAGCAATACTATAGAGAGTTTCAGTATATTAAGGGGCTACGAGTTGTTGTAGAAACAATGAATACCTTTGACTCAACCTTTGACCTTATCGAGCTTTCCCCAAGGCTTACAGTCGATGTTTCCGAAAGAGTAACTCAGTTTAGCCTCAGTAAGAATGCCTCTGACCTTGGCATCAGTGGTATGCCAGTAGGACAGCTTTTGGCTTCTACGGGGTCTGTAGAGTTGTTCGACTATGACCAAGCGTTTTTCCCAGAAAATGTTAATAGCATCATTTCCCAGTTCTTGTCACAAAATATACAGTTTAAATTCTATGAAATAATCAATGTTCCAGACTCTGGTTTTTATTACGTGCCAATGAAAACAATGTATTCAGAAGAGTTGCCTAGTCTTAATAGCTCAGACCGCATGGCTTCGTTGGAGTTAAGGGATTTATTCTTTTATCTAGAATCTACCATAGCCCCACAAATGCTGATCGAAAATGCATCTGTTAGCTCAGCCGTCTCTCTGCTCTTAGACTCTATTGGTTTTTCAAACTATTCATTTAAGAGAAACGCCAATGAGCAAGAAGACATTATTCCATACTTCTTTATAGAGCCAGACTCATCGGTAGCGGAAGTGCTTAATGAAATTGCTAGATCAACCCAAACGGCAATGTTCTTTGATGAGCTTAATAACTTTATTATGATGAGCAAAAACTACATCATGCCAACCGAAGAAGAAAGACCTACGGACATTGAGTTATACGGAACAAAAGATCTAGAAGAAAACAACCTAATTAAGAATGAATCACAAAACGCAAAGCTTGCCAATATTCTAGACATTTCAACTCAAGACAATAAGATTTATAATGGCGGTTCAATTAATTACACCACTAGATCTATTCAAAGATCCTTCGCAACAATTAAGCAGGGCAGTTTGCTAGATAGGGATAGGACTTGGATTTACAAGCCAGCGTTACTTTGGGAAGTTACTGGGGAAACAAACACCAAGTCTGCCAATGAAGAGGTTGGAACACAGAGCAGCTACTCGCTAGCAGCTATACCCCTAAACTCAGATTTGTCTAGCAGTCCACCATCCGTACTAAATGGAAGAATCATTAATAACACTATTGATCTTGGCGATGCAATATATTGGATGACAAGGTATAAAGGTTACTTCTTTGCTAACGGTGAAATTATTAGATTTGATGCCATTCAGTATAATATCCCTGGTCTGTCTTTTGAGCAGAGGCTGTCCGAGGGTATTGATGACGACAATGTTTGGATTTCTAGCACACAAGAATATCAAAAGTACTTTGCCAAGATTCCATTTAATGGAAAGATGTATCCCACAGGTCTTGTAAGAATCTACGCCGAGCCAAATTACGTAGAGATTCCAGAAACAGCACTGCTGTCTGACGGACCAGTAGCTAAGCACGGTAGGGGGCAGTTTGGAACAGAAATTGTTGCCCATAATGCTGGACTATCTGATTACTGGACCAGTGCCTCTTATTTGCGTAGCTGCTTTATGGATTCAAAATATGCCTTCCTAGATCCTCAAGATGTTGTTATAGTTGAAAATGCAGAGCTAAGCTCTAATGATCCATCCGCAGTGTTCGTTGTTGACGCGCCAACCGCCCTGAGCGTCGGGATGTTTGTTAGAAAAGCTCCGCTAGCACCAGGTCAACTTGAACCTGCTGTTCAAAGAAACGAAATACCACCAAGAACAGTGATTTCTGAGATAAACACAGAGTCAAGCACAATTACTTTGAGTGCACCGCTAAGCGACTTTAATGTGCCAGAAGGGGAAACGCTATATCTTAATCTAGAATTTTATAGTGATGTTCCAGAAGTTGTTCAGGGTATTGCTGGAGAAGAAAACACCATTCAAAAGAGTAGTATCAGAACTGGACTTATTAAGGACATGCTTGCAAACAGATTCATTGAAGAGGTCACAACTAATCTTCAGCAGCCAGGAACAGTTCAGTCTTCCGCTTTTGTGTTTAAGGGTAACGTTTCTTCATCAAACAAACGACCCAACAACTACATCACCTATGTATACAAGCAGCTTGATAAAAAGTTTAAGCATTTCGGCACAAGAATGAGAATTATTGGCAAGGTAGAAAACAGCAAATACAGGGGGCAGTCCCCAGAGGGATCATCAGTATACTACAATTTAAGCAATATTAAAACTGGAGAATCTCCCTCAATATCTGGTTCGTCTGGTGGTCTGGGTGTCATGCTTAATCCAGAAACAAATAATGGCTACTACTTTGAAATTATTTCTCTTAGTACAACCAACGACTCCGAAGGCGAAACCCCTATTTACAATATGGTTTTCTATAAGCTGATGAGGAATCAGGCCGCGCCAGACAGCACAGCAGCAGCAATTCCAGTTAGACTATGGGCTGGTATTGGAAACATCCAGACCGACGACGGAAAATTTACTGGCCAGTCGAGGATGGCAGCAGAGACAAATCCAACGGTGTATGATCTAGCTGTAGAATACGAAGACTTTGAGGGTGGTCGTAGATTCTACCTTTACGTTAACAATGTTCAGGTAGGAACCGCGACGGACCTAAGTCCCCTACCAATCTACAACAACATGGCACTATTTGTCAGGGGTAATGCAAAGTGCATGTTTGAGAACATCTATGCTCTAGCAGATAACTACAGCCAAAACACAACCTTTAGCTTAGAGGCTCCAGCCAAAGCTGTCTTCGGTGTTGAAGAAATTACTGCAAACAAGTCTTTCCAAAAGTATGCAATGAGTGGACTTATTCAATCAACATA